ACATCAACAAACACAAATGGGGATATCTCTCTTAATCCAAATGGTAGTGGCAACGTTGCAGTTAATGGCGCAAGAATTATTGGATTGGCAGAACCTATTGCGGCTGATGATGCAGCGACTAAAGCTTATGTCGATGCTACAGCTCAAGGTCTAAACGTTAAAGAAGGTGTTGGAGCTGCAACAACAGACGATCTTGCTACTCTTTCTGGTGGTATTGTTACATACGATAATGCTAATAATGGTATTGGAGCAACACTTACACTTGCAAGTTCTCTTGCAACCATCGATGGTGTTTCGCTTGTTAATGGTGAAAGATACCTAATTAAAGATGAAGCAAATACTGCTCATAATGGTATCTACGTTCGAACAAGTAGTACTGTATTTACTCGTGATGTTGCGTTCGATGAAGATGAAAATATTGAAGGTGGTGACTTTGTATTTGTTGTTGAAGGTTCTCAATATGGTGCTACAGGTTGGGTACAAACCGAAACAGTAAACGCTGTTGGCACAGATCCAATTGTATTTGCGCAGTTCTCTGGTGCTGGTACGTACTTAGCCGGAGATGGTTTAGCTCTTACCGGTGATATATTTAGTGTTAATGTAGACAATTCTACTATCGAAGTTGATGCTGATACACTTCAGGTAAAAGATCTTGGTATCACAAATGCTAAACTTGCGGGTAGTATTGAAAATTCAAAGCTTGCTAATTCTACAATTTCCGGTATTGCTCTTGGTTCAAACCTCGCAAGTCTTACACCAGGAAGCTTCCTAACAGGATCTGCTTATAACGGTAGTGGAGCTCAAACATTTGCTGTCGACGCGACTACAACTAACACCGCTTCGAAGGTAGTTGCTCGTGACGCAAGTGGTAATTTTGCGGCTGGAACAATTACTGCTGCTCTGAGTGGTAATGCATCTACCGCAACAGCTTTAGAAACAACTCGTACTATTGAGCTTACAGGTGATGTTACTGGTTCTGCTACATTTGATGGTACGGCTAATGCTACAATCACTGCAACAATTGCTGCTGATTCTGTAACTCTTGGTACGGATACAACCGGTGATTTTGTACAAAGTGTTGGTATTACAGCCGGGACTGGATTGAGTGTAACCGGTACAGGTGAAAATGCTACTGTAACTCTTTCTGGTGTTGATGCCACAACTTCTACAAAGGGTGTTGCTTCCTTTAGTGCAGATAACTTTACAGTAACATCTGGTGCAGTAGCAATTGCTGCAATAGACGGTGGAACATATTAATAAATAGCAGTAGTAGCGCTGATTAGATAATCATCTACTACTATTGTTTTCTGGTTATATAACCATTATACATACGTGAGGACAAATGTCAACCATAAAGTTAAAGCGCAGTGCTGTTCAAGGCAAGGTGCCAACAACCACTGATCTAGATTTAGGTGAGTTAGCTATCAATACCTTTGATGGCAAACTATATCTTAAAAAGGATGATGGCACACAATCAATCGTAGACGTTACAGCAACCTCTAGTGGGGGTGGTGCAGCTGTAACGGTAAGTGCTACAGCTCCAGGAGCACCGTCTGAAGGAGACTTGTGGTGGGATGAAGATCTTGGCACAATGTTCATATATTATAATGATGGTGATTCCGCACAGTGGGTTCAATCATCACCACAAAGTGGAACATCAGGATCTGGTATTGCTCTTACCGATTTAAGTGTTGGTACCGAGGGAGTTCCTTCTGGTGATGGGAGCATAACTTATAATAATAGTACAGGTGTTTTTACATATACACCACCTGATTTAAGCGGTTTTGCCGAAAGCGCAAATCTTGCAACGGTAGCGACGTCTGGATCTTATGGTGATCTTTTAAATACTCCTAATATACCATCTGATGTTAGTGATTTAACTGACGGAACTGGGTTGTTATTTGACGGAAACTATAGTAGCCTAACCGGAGCTCCAACAAGTTTATCATCATTCACAAATGATCCAGGATATATTACGGGATATACCGTAACAGAAGCAGATGTTACTCAATATCAAGCTAATTTAAGTATTACAGAGTCGCAAATTACCGATTTAGGTTCTTATATTTCCTCTGCAGATATTTCTATTGCTCCGGAACCTGCTCCAGCGGGTGATGGCTCGTTAGTATTTACCTCTGCTAATAATACATTTACTTACACACCGCCTGATTTGAGTCCTTTTCTTACTTCTATTCCAGCCGAGTATTTGACCCAAACCGAAGGTGATGCAAGATATATACAAACAGAAACAAATGATTTAACCGCAAGCGTTACTTGGGCAAATGTACCCGATGCCAACATTACTGAAACAAGTGTTACACAGCATCAAGCTGCTTTAAGTATTACTGAATCACAGATCAGTGATTTACAAAATTATTTAACTACTGTAGCATTAAATAATGTTAGTGATGTTTCTATAACATCCCCAACAAGTGGTCAAGTTTTAAAATATAACGGAGCTAATTGGGTAAATGACACTGACTCTACAGGAACTGGCGGTGGAATCACAACAGGTAAAGCCATTGCAATGGCAATAGTATTTGGATAAGGAGATTATAAAATGGTAGCACCAAACGTCGTAAGTGTAACAACAATTACCGGAAAGACTGATGTATTAGATGTTGGAACAACTGCTGCAGCAATTACCACAAATTCTGCAGCATCAGGGCAAGTGTATAAAGTAAATTCATTGGTAGTGTCTAACATTGATGGTGTCAATGATGCGGATGTTACTGTAGATTTATTTCGAAGTTCTACAGCTTATCGGATTGCAAGTACAATTACTGTTCCTGCTGATGCTTCACTTGTTGTAATTTCAAAAGATGTGGGCCTTTATCTTGAAGAAGGTGATAGTCTTCGTGTTACTGCTAGTGCAGCTGGAGATCTTCAAGCAATTTGTTCATATGAGATAATTGACGACGCATAATGTTAGTACCTTATTTCAGAAATGGCGGTATGATTGGTGTAACTTTAGATTTCAATTCTGAAGAACGTTATAGCGTTCCAGGCGCTGCAGGTCCGACGAATGTGGAACTTATATCTGTATCGGTAAATGGGGCCAGCACTATTTACTCCGCAACGGTTGATTGTTCTACTATAACCGCAAACGATGCTTTAATCATTACAACTCAAGGTGAAACTGGTGGGGGTCAAAACAACAATTCTATTGTAACATTAACAGCCGAAGGAACACCTGCTACGTTTGACCGATCAACCACAAACGCTGCTGGGGCAGCACATGTATCAATTAGTAGGATTGAAGGCTCAGTAGTTGCAGGAAATGCTAGTGTTAATATAAATATGGAATATGCAATTGGTCTAGCCAGGCAATCTTTTATTTTTTATAGACTCGTCGGCGGTGCTGGTGCATCATTATCTGATAGTTCAGAAAACGAAACATCAGGCCAACCATCTATAAGCACGGACGTCACAGTTAACTCTGGTGATATGATTATATCAAGTGCATATTTTTCAAATGACCAAGGCCATAGTTTTAGTATATCCAATGGAACATTAACAGAAACAACCGGTGTTGTAAACGGATCCGGGTCTGGTGATGCTATGTACAGCACCGATGCTGTCGGTATTACTACGATCACATTTAACAGGTCAGGGGCATCTAACACTCAAGGGGATGCCATTGTTGCTGTTGCATATAGCGGTGGGAGTTTAGAAGGTAATAAAAGAAATTCTGGTATTTGGGATCTTTCTGCCGTTGCTGAATCATTAGGTAGTGCTGTACAAGAAGCTGCTCCAGGTCAAGTTCAATTTACAACAACAGGTGCAAATGCATGGGTTGTACCGACCGGGGTTACCTCAATCTCTGTAGTAGCTGTTGGAGCTGGCGGTGGTGGCGGTGGCTCTGAAGAAGTCGACGAAACTGGTGGCGGTGGAGGCGGGGGTGCTCTCGCTTATGTCAATAATATTTCTGTGACTCCCGGAGAAACATTAACAGCAGTAGTCGGAGCTGGAGGAAATGGTGGCCCCAGCGGAGGGAATGGTACAGCTGGAGGTAATTCTCGGTTAGAACGCGGTTTAACTGCTTTAGTAGAGGCAGGTGGTGGCGCAGGTGGTCAAAATAGAAATGGTGGCGGTAATGGTGGAGCAGTGGTAATTGGCTCCGGTGGCTCCGGTGGCTCCGGTGGTGCAGGATTTGATCGTAATGGTGAAGAAAGTGGCGGTGGTGGAGGCGGCGCTGGGGGTTATTCCGGAAACGGTGGTGATGGCGGCTCAGCTGCTAATCCCACGTCAGCTACATCCGGCCAAGGCGGTGCGGGTGGCGGCGGAGGAGGAGGTATTTCAAATACTTCAAGAGGCGGCGGCGGTGTCGGTATATTAGGAGAAGGTGCTAGTGGTGCTGCTGGTGGTCAAGATTCTTCCGGTGATGGTGGCTCGGGCGGTGCTAATGGTACGTTTAACGGTGGATTATATGGTGCCGGTGGTGCTGGTGATGGTGTTGAAGTAAGTCCTGGTGGTGACGGCGCAAATGGCGCAGTTAGAATAATTTGGGGAACCGGTAGGTCTTTCCCTTCCACTAACACTGGAGATGTATAATGAGTTGTAGAAGTAGATTTGGTGGATTTCGTAAAGGTAAGAAACTTTTTAAAGATAGATGGGATGCAATAAAAGAGGATGATGACCCAGAAGATGAAGATGAAGTACCGGTAATTTTTCCTGATATTATCCAAGAATTTGAATATATTCACGGTAAAGGTATTTGGGATTTAACAGCCACAAACCAATTTCCAAAATCTCAAGCACCTAGTTATAATTTAGGACTTTCTCCTTCTTTATTTTCTATTTCTGGCCAAAACATTTCTTGGTCCCAAAGATCTGTTGATATATCTTTATATGCCGGGGCAACATGTCAATTAGTTTTTCAATATGAAAATGGAGGAAGCTTTAGAGGTGATATTCAAATAGATAATATTGACTTAGACGGNACATTGTATACATTTGAGTCTGGAGAAGAAGGATTTCAAACTAGTACAGTTGATACGGCCTTATATAGTTCTGTATCATGGAGTAATCTTGGTACTGGCAATAGTGCAGCAAGTTGGAATAGAGCAAGTGGTAATACACCTTCAGGTTCAACAGGAAACTTAGGAGCGTTTGCTGGATCTTTTTTTGTGTATACTGAAACCTCAAGTCCGGCAAATAATCCAGGATACACATTTTGGTTAAGATCACCTCAAGTTACGTTATCTAACAATCCAACCTTAACGTTTTATGAGGGACGTGAAGGAACCGATATTGGAACATTAAATATATATTTAGATGTAATAGCTTAAGGAAATATCATGTCACTTTATTCTCATAATGGCGAATGGCCAAGACAGTTACCAAATAGAATTGTTTTATCAAATGGAAAAACAAGAACAGATAAAACTACATTCACTGCAGAAGAAATTGCAGATGCTGGATGGATTGAAGTATCAAATCCTCCATCAGTTACTTATCCTAATAAACTTGATTGGGATGGAAATAATTGGTCTGTAAGACCTCCTAATGGTACCGAAGAAGATGCACAATGGAGAATTGTCCGAGAGACTTGTTTAAAGCTTTTAGCAGAAACCGATTTTAAAGTTCTTAAGGCATATGAACAAAGCACTCCAGTAGATCCTAATATAGTTTCATACAGACAAGCTTTAAGAAACATTTATAATAACACCAACAACATAGATCCTTGGAATGTTTCTTGGCCTACAAGACCAACAACTCCAGATGAGCCTGTCTAATAAATAGTAAATATTATTAGGAGATAAAAATGGCAATTAATTTTCCCGCAAATCCATCAGATAATGACTTATTTGTTGCAAATCAAATAACGTATATCTATGATGCAACCAAAGGTTATTGGCGAGTTTCCTCAGATGCGGATACTGGCAACGATCTTACTTTGGCAAATCTCAATGTTACTAGTACTTTTACAGGTTCTGGTCTTACATATCCTACAACTGATGGTACAAGCGGTCAAGCAATTGTTACTGACGGATCTGGCAACTTATCTTTTACTACAATTAGTGGTGGAAGTGGGGTACCTGGGGGAAGTAATAATCAAGTACAATATAATGATAACGGATCATTTGCTGGTAGTGACAATTTAACTTTTGATGGCACAAATCTTTTTGTAGAAAACTTAGATCTTACAAGCAATAACGAATCATTAGCACAAATTAACGTTTCAGGTGATGCTAATTCTTCTGTAGTAACAATATCTAATTATGAAGGTGGTGTATTAGGAACAGCAGTTACTATAGATGAAACTGGTGGCGTGACGGCTTCATCATTTTCCGGTAATGGCGCTAATCTAACAAACATTAATTATTCTGTAACACAAAATGATGTAACCCAGCATCAAGCTGCACTAAGTATTACCGAATCCCAAATTAGTGATTTACAAAGTTATCTAACAAGTGAAACCAATGATTTAACTGCAAGTGTTACATGGGCAAATATTCCAGATGCTAATGTTCCTGAAAGCGCTGTTACACAACACCAAGCTGCACTAAGCATTACTGAATCTCAAATTAGTGATCTTCAAAGTTACTTGACAGCAGAATCTGATACACTTGACTCTGTAACTGGAAGAGGAAATGTAACTGTAAATGATATTGGTGCAGGTAACATTACCGGTATTTCTCTTACAACCGCAGGTAAAGTACAATTTCCAAATAATGCCGCAAATCCCACATACCAAGAAGGTGCATTATTTTACGATCAAACAGCAAAAGCTCTTTCTTATTATAACGACGAAGCTGATGTTACATTACAAATAGGTCAAGAACAATATGTAAGAGTTTATAATAATACTGGTTCCACAATACCTAATGGTGCTCCGGTTTATCTTTCTGGTGAAATCAACGGAATTCCAACAGCAGCACTTGCTGACGCAACCGACGAAATAAAAGCCAGTGCTGTTGGTCTTGCTACACACAGCATCGAAAATGCAACTTTTGGTTATATCACAGTAAACGGCATTGTATTTGATGTAGACACAAGCGGATTAACTCAAGGTGCACGAGTTCACGTTTCTCCTACTGCTGGATCTCTTCAAACTGCATCACCCACATATCCTTATTATGCGACCGATGTTGGCATTTGCTTAATATCCGATGCACTAAATGGTTGCATTTATATTGATATACAGCAGCACCACGCCGAAACCTTTAGAACATCTGGCAATGCATCTTTTGATGGTAATGTGAGAATTGGTGGGGACCTTACAATTCTCGGTACTCAATCCACAATTCAAGTGAGTACAATTCGAGTTGATGATAACATCATTTATCTCAATGGTGGTAATGCGATTGCACCAGAAGATATTACTTTTACAGGTACTGGCCTCAACGATTTAATATTTAATGATTATTATGAAGGTAACGATGCAGGCACTACATATTATGTGAGAATCGACGGTGTTGGAACTGGCACTGGTGGTGTTGACACATTTGAATGGTCTATCGATAACTTTTCTACAACAGAAGCAACTGGAGTCGATATTACCGGTGATGATCAGCCACTAAGTAATAATATTAAAGCAAACTTCAATGCAACAACTGGACATACACTCAACGATACTTGGGAAGCAACAGCAACACCTTCCAATGTTGATATTGGATTTATGGGGAACCGTAATACTGGTGCTTCAGGCGGTGGTTATAGTCACGTAGGATTCTTTTTCGATACTGCCGATGAAACCTTCAAGGCATTTAAAGAATATGCACCTGACCCTATTGGTGGTAACATCAATGCATCTGATCCTTCATTTGTACTTGGTGATATTGCTGCAGGAACATTGAGTGGTGATCTCACAGGTAATGTAACCGGAAACGTTACTGGTAATGCTAGCACAGCCACATCTTTAGCGACTGCAAGAAATATTACACTCACTGGTGATGTTACAGGCAGTTTAAACCAAAACTTCGATGGCACTGCCGATGTTTCAATAAACACATCTTTATCAGCGACATATCTCACTGATATTACAGGTGAAACCTTAACAAGCCTAAGTGATGTAAATGCTGCAGCACCTAGCGATGGGCAAGTTTTAACTTATAACAATACAACCGGAAACTGGGAAGCTCAAACACCAAGTGGTGGTGGAGGTGGCGGAGGGTCTTTCCTTCCCACAAAACTGGATCCTATTACAGTGGTTAATGGGCAAGACACTTATAATCTTGAAGTATTAAATAGTGCTTATACGCCATCATCGATTAATGCTCTATTAGTTTCATTGAATGGTGTTACACAATCTCCTGGGGATGCATTTACTATCAGTGGTTCAACCATTACATTTATCCCTGCTCCTGTAACAGGTGATGTAATTGATTTTATTATTGATTTAGGTGCTGCCGTAGAGACTGTTAGTACAACAGAAACTGATACGTTGAATAGCGTAACCACTCGAGGTGCAGCTACAACAAACGAAATTACAGTAGGTGGACTTACAAGTACAGGCAAATATGTTGAAACAGTAGGAACACTTAGTGGATCTACTCCATCACTAGCAGCAACAAATGGAACTATTGTTACATGGACACTTCCTGGCAACTCTACTCCAACTGATGGTTTATCAAGTGGCGAATTTCTAACACTTCACATTGATAACTCTGCTGCTGCGACTATTACGTGGCCGACTATAGCTTGGACCAGAGGAACTGCGCCTGAATTAAGTACTACAAATATCAATGTGATTCATGTATGGAAAGTAGGAGCTAATTTATACGGTGCCGCACTTGGAGAACTTGCATAATGAGAAACTGGATGTTAGCTAGTGCTAGTGGTGAAGCTTTTAATCCTGAAGAAGGATTATCACTCACCAGTACAACTGCTGCCTTTAACACATTTAATTTGACGTCGGGCGAAACGGATGCAGTTTTCGCTGGTGAAATAACATTCCCAAATCCATTAAGTGCAGGAGTATTGTTTGAAATTGGTGGTGGTGGCCAAGGTTCTTATCTCGGCATACTACCAGACAATACTAATTTTATTATAAGAGCAGGAGATGGTGCAACAGATAACGGTGTGTTTGATGCTGGGAAAGCTGAAGCTATTTTTAATGCCACAAGTTTAGCCGGACAATCAGGTACAATAGTATGGGAATTTAGGATTGATGGTAGGGCTACGTTGTGGTTTAACGGCGAAATTATAGCTCAAGATACAGCAGCTAATGCAGCTTGGGAAAACAATCAATATTCAGGGGGCGATGACGGCGGATGGGGCACATCTAACGGTAATATTGCAGGAAATGGTTCTACTGGAAACTGGGCAGGATCATTGTTATCCAGTATGAGATTTTATCAAGGCCAAAATGTAATAGGTGCTTAATGTCAACTGATGTAAATTTATCTAACGAAAATATACTTGTTAATTCAATAACATCAACAGGTGCTGTTACGGCTAGCACATTTACAGGTGATGGATCTCAGCTGACAAATGTAACAGTTAATCCTCCTAATACATTTGCGGCTTTAGCTTATCTCTCAGCAGATAGTACTGTTAACAATTCTACTGCTTTCGTACAAAAAAATATATTTCCTTCTACTACAGGAGGTTTAGAGGTCAACGTAGGCGGGTTTACATGCTCCACGTCTGGCATTGTTGTTCCAAGTAATGGTGTTTACATAATTGGAGCAAATACAAGATTTAATACTGCTGTACAGCGTGCTGCTGTGGCTATTACTTTTACAGTAAATGGTACAAGCCAAGCATCAGAATTACAAGGTGTGCCAAGCTATATACGTAACGGTAGTGGTCATGAAGACTCTTCGTCGGTTTTAACTGGAGTGTTAGATCTAGTAGCAGGAGATGAAATTGGCTTAGCATTTGCTTCATACGCAAGTTCTGGTACAGTTAATCTCGTATCTACAGCATCTGATACTAGTCACTTATTCATTTATAGGATATCATAATGGCAACTGACGTTGAATTATTAAATGACGATGTGTCTGTAAATAATGCAGAAGTTAATACAACTATTACTGCATCTTCATTTTCAGGCGATGGATCAGGTGTAACAAATCTTCCTGGAGGATCTTTTGGGATTTTTGTTTGTAAAACAGATTTAAACAATTTGCCAAATATTAATTTAACACCATTTACAAATATTTCTCCATTTAAAACAACACTTGATTTGATTTATAATGACGGCGGATTTACTTCGTCTGCCGGGGGAATAGTCGTACCAGAAAATGGTATATATCTGTGTATGGTAAATTTTAAAATATTTTCAAACGATCAAAGACCAGCTCCAGCTATTAAATTTACAATTAACGGAACTCAACAAGCAGAAACAGGAGCAACTGGTTATATTCGTAACCTCAGCAACCATTCAGGATCTTCGCTTCATTTGGATACGATATATAATTTAACAGCAGGTGATGAAATAGGACTTGCGACTGGTGTATTAGGAGCAGGCGGTACAGTTTCTTTGCAAGGCGACAACAGTTCTGTTTCAATTTTTAGGATAGGATAATGGCAGAAAAAACACTTTTAAATCTAGTCAATGATGATATTAATGTTAACACATTAACAGCGGCAGGAAACGTATCCGGCGCTCTTGTTGGTGATGGGTCTAATTTAACTGACCTTGTTTTATCGGCAGCCAATGCACATGCACGAGCGGCACTGTTTGCTGATAGTACAATCAATGATTCAACCACCTTTACATCTAAAAATATATTTCCTGTTACTGCGTCTTTATCTGTTAACATTGGTGGGTACACTTCAGCTGCCAGTGGTATAACAGTACCAGAAAATGGTTACTATTTAATCTTTACGTCAATTAGGCAAGATTCAAACGTTCAAAGATCTAGCGTTCAAGTGGCTTTTACCATAAATGGTACAACCCAATCTGAAATAGGAAGTTCTGGTTACATACGATCTGCTAGCGACCATAATGAATCGTCCGTTCATTTATCGACAATATATAATCTAACAGCCGGAGATGAAATAGGTCTTGCTTTTAGAAGAGATCCAGATGGACAACAAGGCAACACAGGAACAGTCAACTTGCTTGGATCAAGTCAAGTTTCAATATATCATATAAGAGCATAAGGAGAAAAATATGTTTGTTAAAGTCACAAACGGCACCGCAGTAAAATACACACTGGGATTATTACGCCGCGAAAATCCAAACGTAAGTTTTCCAAAGGAAATACCGGAGGAGACATTAAGAGAATATGGTGTATATCCATGCAATGATACACCACAGCCATCATATAATACTGTTACTCAAACACTAACAGAAACGTACACCGAATCAAATGGTGCTTGGTATAGAACATGGGTGATTAATGATAAACCAGCAGAAGAAGCAGAGCCTCTTCTTTTGCAAAGTATTGCATCGGATCGCTATAACAAAGAATCTGGTGGATTGGTTTGGGTTGATTCAAATAGCGATCAATGGTTTATTGATACTTCTATTGAAAGTCAAAATAGAATATCTAATGTTCTTGTAGCAATTCAAAAGGGTGTAAGAACTGAAAATTCTATTTGGAAGTGCGCAAAAATTGTAAATGGAGAAAATGTACTAACATTTCGACCAACTACAAATCTAGAATTAGAAGATATCGGAACTCTTGTCCTTAACCATGTACAAAAATGTTTTGATGCAGAATCAAATGCGGTTGCAAAGGTAATGCAAGGAGATTACACTGTTACGTTTGATCAAGAATTTGATTTGTTATAAATAAAAATAACAATCCATGGAGTAGCATAAATGGCACAACCAACAAATAGAGAACAGTTTAAGCAATGGTGCCTTCGTAAGCTTGGTAAACCAGTTATTGAAATTAACGTCGACGATGATCAAGTTGAAGATCGTATCGACGAAGCAATTGCATACTGGAATGACTATCATTTTGATGGTGTAGAAAAAACGTTCTTTAAAAAAGAACTTGATCAAACAGACATTGATAATCAGTACATCACTGTGCCTGAAAACATTATTGGTGTAATCAATATCTTTGATATCGGTGATTCTCTTTCTACCAATAATCTTTTCAATATTCGTTATCAGTTTGCTCTTAACGAAATCTATGATTTGAGCAACTACAATCTCAGTAACTATTATCTTGCAATGCAGCATATTCAGTTCCTTGAGGAGATTCTTGTTGGTAAGCAACCTATAAGATATAACCGACATGTGAATAAACTTCATATTGATATGGATTGGGAAAAGGTTGAAGTAGGTAACTTTATTGTAGCGGAAGCGTATCAGGTTCTTGACCCAAATACTTATCAAGATATGTGGAAGGATCGTTGGTTACAAAACTATGCAGCAGCTAAAATTAAGTATCAGTGGGGCACTAACCTTACAAAGTTTGAGGGTATGCAGCTTCCTGGTGGTGTAACATTTAATGGTATGCAAATCCTTCAAGATGCTCAGCAAGAGATTGATAAACTTGAAGAAGATATGATTGTTAGTTACTCCCTCCCAGTCACTGACATGATTGGATGATTTAAATATGGCAAAAAACTTTTACTTCGAAAACTATAGCAACTCAATGGAACAGACCTTAATTGAGGATCTGATCATTGAGTCTATTAAGATCCATGGTATCGAAGTATATTATATGCCTCGTAAACTTGAAGCAAAGGATGACCTTCTTAACGAAGATGACCTTTCAACATTCAATGATGCATATCTTGTCGAAATGTATATTCGTAACATCGATAGCTTTGAGGGTGAAGGTGATTTCTTATCTAAGTTTGGTTTACAAATTCGTGATAGTATGACTCTTACAGTTGCTATTAGAACATTTAATGCTGAGGTAAATCGTTATACTGAAGAAGTAAGACCAAATGAAGGGGATGTGATTTACTTCCCACTTAACAATAAGATGTTCGAAGTNATGCATGTTGAACACGAAGCAATCTTTTATCAAATGGGTAGCCTTCANACNTATGATCTCAGAGTAGAGTTGTTTGAGTTTTCAGGTGAAAGATTCCANACNGGTNTTGAGGAAATTGATACTCGTTGGCAGGATTATAATATCACATCTAATACAGCATTTGCNAATNTTGATTCTGTTGATGCATGGGCTGATAACTTTACAATTCAACAAGAAGCTGAGGCTGTATTGGACTTTAGCGAAACCAACCCATTTGGGGAGGATAACTGGTAATGTTTGGTAACAGGTTTTATAACGAGACAACAAGACGCTACGTAGCCATGTTTGGGTCACTTTTTAATGATCTTGTAATCTATCGCCGTGACAATAGTGGTACAATTCAGCAAACTATTAAGGTACCGATTGCATATGGCCCTATGCAAAAGTTTCTTGCAAAGCTCGAGCAGGATCCTAATTTGCAAGCGCCAGCAATGCTTCTTCCTCGTATTTCTTTTGAAATTGTGGGGATGAACTACGATGGTGAACGCAAGCTTACAAGTTCCTTCCGTAATTCTGTTTCTATTCCTACAGATAATGGATCATATAAGACGGCATTAAATCCTACACCATATAATATTGAATTTGAACTCGCTATTATGACCAAATATATGGAAGATGGGACAAAGATTATAGAACAAATTCTTCCGTTCTTTAAACCAGAGTTTACACCATCTGTTAAGTTGCTTGATGATCTTGAACACTACATGGATGTTCCGATTGTGTTGAATTCTATTACAACCGAAGATACTTACGAAGGATCTTTTGAAGAGCGTAGAGCTCTGATTTGGACACTCAGCTTTACAATGAAGGGTTGGTACTTTGGTCCAACTACTGATAAAAAAGTGATTAAATTCTCAACGGTGAATTCCTATGGATCACTTACTGCGAATGATGCTTTTGAAACTGTTACTGTCCAGCCAGGTTTAACCGCTAATGGTGAACCAACAACTGACATAACACAAACTGTACCTTATGCTGATATTAATGGAGAGGATGATTGGGACTATATTGTGACGATCATAGATAATACATGAATAAAAAAATAGATGAATCATTAGATATGGTTCCTCTCGATGAAGTATATGAAGGCGAAGTAGTCGAGAAGCCAGAAGTGCCGAGCGATGCCGATAATGATTTCAAGTATGCTCGAGAAAATTTTTACAACGTAATTGAAAAAGGTACTGAAGCACTTGAGGATATGCTTCGAGTTGCACAAGCAAGTGAGCACCCGCGGGCGTATGAAGTTGTTTCTACGATTATGAAAACGTTAATGGATGCAAACAAAGACCTTGTAGATCTTTCTGATAAGAAACAAAAGAAAGACGAGCCAAAAGAGCAAGCAGTCACAAACAACAATTTATTTGTAGGTTCTACTGCTGAATTACAAAAGATGTTAAAGGATATGCGAGATGACGAATAGACTCGAGCGCGGCTATAACGGTAATAGCAATCTCAAAGGTAAAAATTCACAAATAGAATTTACTCCTGATATGATTCAGGAGTGGCTTAAGTGTGCTCGCGATCCGATTTACTTTGCCGAAAAGTATATTCAAATCGTGCATGTGGATCATGGCTTGATTCCAATCCGAATGTATGATTACCAAAAAGAAATTTGTGAAGCAATTACACACAATCGAAGAGTTACGGTAAATACATCAAGACAGGCTGGTAAGACGACTACTGCTGTTGCAGTGATTCTACATTATGTAATTTTTAATGATCATAAGACAGTTGCTCTTCTCGCAAACAAAGGTGATGCAGCTCGTGAGATTCTTGATCGTATTCAAATCGCTTATGAAGCTTTACCAAAGTGGATGCAGCAAGGTGTAATTGAATGGAATAAAGGATCTGTTGCATTTGAAAATGGTTGTAAGATTATTGCTGCAGCCACATCTTCTTCTGCTATTCGTGGTAAATCTATTGCATTCCTATATATTGATGAGACTGCATTTGTCGAAAACTGGGACGAATTCTTTGCTTCTGTGTTCCCAACTATTTCTTCTGGTAATACAACAAAGATTCTATTTACCTCAACGCCAAATGGATTGAATCACTTTTATAAAACATGTGAAGGTGCTAAAGAAAAACGTAATGGTTATATTTACATCGAAGTTCCATGGTGGCGAGTTCCTGGTCGAGATGAAAAGTGGCGCGAGGAAACTCTTCAAGGCATGGATCACGACGCTGAGAAGTTTGCACAGGAATTTGAATGTCAGTTCCTTGGTAGTTCTGGTACACTCATCGTTGGTTCAAAACTCAAAGAGCTTACATTTAAAACTCCATTACAAGAACGCAGTGGTCTTACTATGTATGAAGAACCACAAAAAGGTAGAACATATATTTGTGTAGCTGATGTTTCACGCGGCAAAGGACTTGATTATTCGGCATTTCATATTATTGATTCTACAAAAATGCCGTATAAACAAGTATGCACATTCCGCGACAATATGATCGGCCCGATGGAATATGCAGAAGTCATTTGGAGAACAACAAAGAGCTATAACGAAGCATTGATCCTTGTAGAAATTAATGATATTGGTGAACAAGTATCTGATGTACTTCACAATGATTTTGAAGTTGAAGGAATTCTTTTTACTGAATCTGCTGGTAGATCTGGCAAGCGCATTTCTGGCGGCTTTGGCAAAAATGTTGATAAAGGTATTCGAACAACAAAGAGTGTTAAGGCAATTGGCTGCAACATGCTTAAAATGCTTGTTGAACAAAATCAGCTTATCATTAATGACTTCAATACGATTCAAGAACTTTCTACTTTCTCGCGTAAAGGTAATTCATACGAAGCTGAATCAGGTTGTCATGACGATTTGGTGATGGGTCTAGTACTATACGGTTGGCTAGCTGACCAACCGTTCTTTAAAGACCTTACTGATATTAATACACTTGCCGCACTTCGTGAAAGAAGTGAAGAAGATATGATTAACGATCTTACTCCATTTGGATTCTATGATGACGGAAATGATGAAGAAGAAATGATCATCCAACCAATCCCACAAGATAACTGGATGAATTGGTAATCCTTGTTTTTATAAATAATCTAAGAAATAAATGAAGTTTTACACTATTCATAATTCACAAAAGGAGAATCGAAATGGGATTTCAAGTTAGTCCTGGCGTAAATATCTCTGAGATTGACTTAACTACAGTCGTTCCAGCAGTTTCTACAACTGAAGGTGCGATTGCAGGTGTCTTTGCTTGGGGACCAACAGATGAAAAGATCCTTATCTCTTCTGAGGTAGAGCTTGTTCGTCGCTTTGGTGAGCCAAAAACAGGATACAACACAGAAACATTCTTTACAGCAGCTGACTTCCTTGCGTATGGTAATGCACTATATGTAACAAGAGTTTCTGATGGTAACACAGCTGTTTCTGATGCTAATACATCTATTGCGGCAAATCTTGATGATTTGACTGCACTTTATCCAGGTGAAGCAGGTAATGCTCTTCGCGTTTACATGACAAATGAAGCAACGTTTGCTAATTCTTCATACGAAGCAAACTTTGATGAAGCACCTGAATCTAACACTCACGTTCATGTTGCGGTTATTGATACAGATGGTACGTTTACGGGTTCTGCAAATAGTATTGTTGAAATCTATGAAAACGTATCTCTTACATCTGGTGATAAAACTGAAGATGGCACTAACAATTATCTTCCAGATGTTCTTGAGCAGACATCTCGTTACATTGCGGCAACTGCAGCTTTTGCCACAGCTATTCAAACATACTTTACATCAGAAGCTTCTGAATTTCTTTCAGATCTAATTGATGGTACTGATGGTTCTGACGAAGGTACTATCGCACAAGCTACAGTTCGTGCTGGATATGATCTTTATAAAAATGCTGAAGACGTAGATGTATCTCTTATTCTTATGGGTAAAGCTCGTGGAACAGGTAATGATGCTGAACTTGCAAATTATGTAATTCAAAACATTTGTGAGTTCCGTAAAGATTGTATTGCATTCGTATCACCAGCTTCTACAGATGTTGTTAACAATTCTGGTTCTGAAGTTACAACAATGATTGATTTCAGAGATAATATCACATCATCTTCTTATGGTGTAATGGATTCTGGTTATAAGTATCGCTATGATAAGTACAATGACCGTTATGTGTACACGCCGCTTAATGGTGATACTGCAGGTCTTTGTGTTCGCACAGATGATACTCGTGATCCTTGGTTCTCACCAGCTGGCTACAACCGTGGTATCATGAAGAATGTTATCAAGCTTGCATTTAATCCAAATAAGACAGAGCGTGATCAGCTTTATAAGAAAGGTATCAACCCGGTTATTACTCAGCCTGGTCAAGGTACACTTCTATTCGGTGATAAGACACTTCTTGCGCGTCCTTCTGCATTCGATAGAATCAACGTACGTCGTCTCTTCATTGTTCTTGAAAAGGCAATTGCAATCGCTGCTAAGTCTACACTATTCGAATTCAACGACGAGTTCACAAGAGCACAATTTGTAAATCTTGTTGAGCCATTCCTAAGAGATGTTGAAGGTAGACGAGGTATCTATGATTTCCGTGTTGTATGTGATGAAACAAACAACACACCAGAAATTATTGATCGTAACGAATTTGTTGGAGACATCTATATCAAACCTGCAAGAGCAATCAACTTTATTCAACTTAACTTTGTTGCAGTTCGCACAGGTGTTGAGTTTGAAGAAATTGTTGGCCGCTTCTAATAAATAGAAAAAATAAGGAGATATAGCAATGGCTTTCAATATCAACGAAATCAGATCACAATTAACAGGTGGAGGAGCGCGTCCGACGCTCTTCCAAGTACAGATCACTAATCCAGCAAACAATACTGGTGATCTTAAAGTTCCTTTCTTATGTAAGGCAGCTGCACTTCCTACTTCTAACCTTGGTCTTATCGAGGTTGGATACTTTGGTCGTAAGATTAAAATGGCAGGTGACCGTACATTTGATGAATGGACAGTAACTATTCTAAATGACGAAGACTTCCTTATTCGTAATGCGATGGAAGAATGGATGAACTCCATTAACCTTCATCAGCAAAACACGAATGCATTTGGTACTTCTGCTCCTTCTGCTTATAAATCACAGGCAACTGTGCAGCAGTATGGTAAGGACGGTTCAATTCTTCGTACATATAACTTCAATGGTCTTTTCCCGACTAACGTATCAGAGATTGGCATGGATTGGGATGCTAACGACACACTTGAAGAATTTACTGTCACATTCCAGTATGACTGGTGGAATGTAAGTGGTGGTATTACTGGTAACGCTGGTGGTCAGTAATAAATAGTATTAGAAGGCGGGGGGAGACTCCCGCCAATCTAATGTAAAGGATTATTTAATGAAGATTTTTGGTTTCCAAATCAAGCGCCAAGAAGAGGAAGAATTAAAATCGTTTGTCGAAAGAGACGACGATGACGGTGCTGTATCAGTTACAGCTGCCGGAACTGGTGGTTTCTTTGGTACTTCCTATATTGATATGGAAGGTGCTGCTAAAAATGAAGCCGAACTAATCAACAAATATCGTCAAATGGAGCAGCATCCAGAAGTAGCAAAAGCTATTGAGGATATTATTAATGAATCAATTATTGTTTCAGATGATCATAAAGTTGTTGATATTAATCTTGATGAAACAGATCTTTCTGATGCCATTAAGAAAAGAGTTTCTGAAGAGTTTCAAGTAGCATTAGAATTACTTGACTTTTCAAATCGTGGTTATGATATTTTTAACCGTTTTTATGTAGACGGTAGATTAAGATTTCATGCTATTATTGATGAAGATAATATCAAAGAAGGTATTAAAGAACTACGTTATGTAGATCCTCGTAAGCTTCGTAAGATTAAAGAGATTCAAAAGTCTCGTAATAATGAACTTGATGCCACATTCAAAAAGGTAAAGAACGAATATTGGATTTTTAACGATAAAGGTTTCCTTAACAATAAGAACACTAAAGCGACAGCAGATTTTGCCTCCGTTAAAGGTATTCGTATTGCAAAAGACTCTATTGTTGAAGTCACATCCGGTATTCTAAACGAGACAAACACTCTCGTTCTTTCGCATCTTCATAAAGCAATTAAACCACATAACCAACTTCGCATGCTTGAAGATGCAGCAGTTATCTATCGTCTTGCGCGTGCACCTGAGCGCCGTGTATTTTATATTGATGTCGGTAACCTTCCGAAAATGAAGGCAGAACAATATCTTCGTGATATGATGGTAAAGCATAAGAATCGTCTTGTATATGATGCATCATCCGGTGAAATTCGAGATGACCGTCGTCATATGACAATGATGGAAGATTTTTGGCTACCTCGTCGTGAAGGTGGTCGTGGAACAGAAATTACTACATTACCAGGTGGTCAAAATCTTGGTGAAATGGATGATGTTCTTTATTTCCAAAAGAACCTTTATAAAGCACTGAATGTTCCTATTTCAAGACTTGAACCAGAGCAAGGCTTTTCTCTTGGTAGAGCATCTGAAATTTCAAGAGATGAAGTGAAGTTTGCAAAGTTCATTCAAAGACTTCGTGTAAGATTCTCTATTTTATTTGATGAAATTCTCGAGCGTCAGCTTGTAATGAAAAACGTTATGACTCTCGAAGAATTTAAAGAGATTAAAAACAAAATTCGTTATGACTTCCAACAGGATAACCATTACGAAGAACTTAAGCAATCTGAAATCCTACGTGAAAGATTACAAACATTACGTGATGTAGAGGATTATGTCGGTGTTTATTTCTCACGTGAATGGATTCGTAAAAATATTCTTCAACAATCTGATGAAGACATTGAAGAGATGCAAAAACAGATCGATGAAGAAAAACCTGAAGAAGAAGATGAAGATATAAATAATAATGATATTGGAGGAATTTAATTATGCCACTACCTAATATGAATGTTGCAGATATTATTCAAAGTGCATTTGATAGAAAACCAAATGATGTAGAAGATGCATTTAATAATGTAATTCAGCAAAAAATGGCTGATGCTATTGATGCAAGAAGAGAAGAAATTGCTCAGAGTATGTATGGTTCCGAAGGCGATGAAGCTGACGTAGAGCCGGATGATGATTACGAAGATTTAGACCAAGTAGATATAGAGGAACCTACAGATGAAGACCTTTAAAGACATCATCAACGAAGTTGCCGAACCGAAGGGTGGTGACGAAAAGCGTTTTAAGGCTAAGCACGTTGTTGCTAAGTACGATCATCCTATTGAGGACGGTGCTGAAGAAAACCAGTTCAAGGGTGGTACTAAAAAAGATAAGTCTAAAAAAGCTTCTTACGAAGATGGTAAAGATGCTGAAGTTTATGAAGGCTATGCCTCTGCTGCTCAGCGTAAAGCTGTTTGGGCATCACGTAATGATGAAAAAGAAGGCAAGAAAAAGAAAAAGTCTTTTAAAGAGATGTTTTCTACTCAAGCTTCTGTAGATGAAGAAGTCGAGCTTGATGAAGCATTTAAAATGGGTTCAATGAAGCTCAAAGATGGTTCTACTGTTAAGCTTTCAAAAGAAGAAGCAGAAGCTGTTAATGAACTTTTCAACGAGCTTAATTCTTCTAACAAAAAGCGTATGGAAGAAGAGATGATGAAAAACAAGTCTGGCTTTGATAAGGTTCTTAAGTTTGCTAAGGAGGCAATGTAATGCCAAGCATTATTAAAGTAAAGGGCTCTTCAGCAAATGTTACAACAGCTAATACCGTAAGCGATTCAAAGCTTGTGCGTATTTATGCCGCAGCTAATACACTGATTACAATTGCTGATGATACTCCTACAACGCTTGGGACATTTATTATGCCAGGTGGTTCTGTAGAGTATGTAGAAAAGAATCCTACAGACACTATTACAGCAAATTCTTCAGTATCTTGTACGCCGGTTTCATATAACACATAAGGAATAATCAAATGAAACTGATTAAAGAAATCAACGAAGAAGTTCATTATATTACAGAGGCCAAAGAAGATGGCCAAAAGAACTATTTCATTGAAGGTATCATTATGCAAGGTGATATTAAAAACCGCAATGGGCGTGTTTATCCTTCAAATGTTCTTGTTAATGAAATGAATCGTTATAATCAAAACTACGTAGATAAGAAGCGTGCTTACGGTGAGCTTGGTCATCCTGATGGACCTACAATCAATCTCGATCGTGTGTCTCACATGTTTACTAATCTTCGTCAAGAAGGATCAAATATCGTTGGTAAAGCAAAAGTGATGGATACACCAATGGGTAAGATTGTTAAGAATCTCATTGATGAAGGCGCTCAGCTTGGTATCTCTTCACGTGGTATGGGTTCTTTAAGAAAGAATAAAAGTGGTATTATGGAAGTTCAAGGTGACTTTATGCTAGCAACTGCTGGCGATATTGTTGCTGATCCGTCTGCACCAGATGCATTTGTTCAAGGTATCATGGAAGGTGTTGATTGGGTCTATGACGTTGCTGAACAAACTTGGAAAGCACAGAACACGTTTGATGAAATCGAACAAGAAGTCAAAGGTATGAGCAAACAAGAAATTGAAGAGCAAGCATATGCACTCTTTAACAAGTTTCTTAAGTCTCTTACATAAAGTTGTGAAATTATAAATAAAACAGATTATTATTCTAAAAGGAGATATCTAATGTCTGATCAAGAATTTGAACAGTTAGACGAAGTAAAGGCAACTGGTGAAAATTCCATGGCTAACGACCCTGTTACACCAGCTGGCGGAAGCCCAATGAAAAAGAATCGTAAGGCTGACATGAGCAAGTCTGTTGATCCTAATGCTGATGAAATCGAAGACGATGTAAAGACACCAATGGGTGGTCCTTCTGCATCTGAAAAGTCTGCAGCTGAAGGTCCTACAGGCAAAAAAGCACCTGCTCGTAAAGCTGACAAAACAGGTATGAAAGAGTCTATCGAAGAAATGTTCGGTGGTCAAGATCTTTCTGAAGATTTTAAAGAACGTGCAACTGTTGTTTTTGAAGCAGCTGTTAATGCAAAGCTTCTAGAAGAAGTTGAAAGATTAGAAGAAGAGTTTGAACAAAAGCTTGAAGAGCAGGCAACTGAGGCTGTTAACGAGCTTATTGAAAACGTAGATTCCTATTTAGATTATGTTGTTGAAAAGTGGATGGAAGAGAATGAACTTGCTATCGAAAATGGTATTCGTACCGAGATGGCAGAGTCGTTCATTGCAGGTCTTCATGACCTATTTGTTGAGCATAACATCGAAGTTCCTGAGGACAAAATCGATGCATATGCTGAAATGGCTGAACAGCTTGAAAGCAAAGACGAAGAACTTAACGAAGCGATCAATGAAGCAATTGAACTTCGTAAGGCTCTTGCCGAAGCTCACAAGCAGGATGTTTTTGAAGATATCAGCGAAGGTCTAACCGATACTCAGCGTGAAAAGCTTGCTAAGCTTGCTGAAGGTGTTGAATTTGACGACATTGAAGGTTATAAGTCCAAAGTTGAAATCATCAAGGAAAACTACTTTGGTGGTAAGACACTTACTGAAGAAGTTGATGAAATCGATCCAATCGAAGAAGAAACTTCTGAGACTCAGTATGTCGATCCAAATGTTGCAAAGTATGCAGCTGCGATTTCGAAAACTCTTAGAAAGTAATGAAATTATAAATAATCTTAGACAAACCTTAAAAGGAGATAATAACAAATGTCTATTGAATCTTTAAACGAAAAGTGGCAGCCTGTCCTAGAGCATGCTGACCTTGGTAAGATCGAAGACTCTCACCGCCGTAGCGTTACTGCTCAGCTTCTTGAGAATACTGAGACTGCACTTCGTGAAGGTGGTGCATGGAGCATGTCCAGCCTTCTTAACGAAGAGCCAACAAACTCTGTAACTGCGGGTCAGGTTGACAACTACGATCCGGTTCTTATTAGCCTTGTTCGTCGTTCTATGCCAAACCTTATTGCTTATGACATTGCTGGTGTTCAGCCAATGACAGGACCAACAGGTCTTATCTTTGCAATGCGCTCTAAGTATGCGGTTGACCCAGCGAATACTGCAACATGGACTGAAGCGTTCTACAACGAAGCAGATACAGACTTCTCTGGTACTGGTACTCATGCGGGTAACACAGGTACAGCAAACACTGCAAACAATGGTACTGGTATGGCAACAACTGCTGCTGAAGCACTCGGCGACGGTGGTGGTACTGATTTCAACGAAATGGCGTTTGAAATCGACAAAGTATCTGTTACTGCAAAGAGCCGTGCGCTAAAAGCAGAATACACAACAGAGCTTGCACAGGACCTTAAGGCTATCCACGGTCTTGACGCAGAAACTGAGCTTGCAAACATCCTTACTTCTGAGGTTCTTGCAGAAATCAACCGTGAGGTTGTTCGCACAGTTTACAACACTGCTAAAGCAGGTTCTCAGACTGGTGTTGCATCTGCAGGTACTTTCGACCTAGACGTCGATGCAAACGGTCGTTGGAGCGTTGAGAAGTTCAAAGGTCTTATGTTCCAGATCGAGCGTGAAGCAAACCAGATCGCAAAAGAAACCAGACGTGGTAAGGGTAACATCATTATCTGTTCTTCCGATGTAGCTTCTGCTCTTCAGATGGCAGGTGTTCTTGATTACACCCCAGCTCTTAACAGCAACAACCTTAACGTTGATGACACAGGTAACACATTTGCTGGTGTTCTTAACGGTCGCTTCCGTGTATACATCGACCCATATGCGGGTGGTAACTATATGGTTGTTGGTTACAAAGGTTCCAGCGCATTCGACGCAGGTCTCTTCTACTGCCCATACGTTCCACTACAGATGGTTCGTGCAGTTGGTGAGAATACCTTCCAGCCAAAAATCGGCTTCAAAACCCGTTACGGTATGGTTGCGAACCCATTCTCCAAAGGTGCAACTGCATCTGACGGTACTCTTGAAGCAGGTGCGAACGTTTACTACCGCCGCACTCTTGTTTCGAACATCCTATAATAAGACTCGAGTCAATCGAGCTTACTGGAAGGGCCTTCGGGCCCTTCTTCTTTTTATGTATTATAAATAGTTCATATAAAGCATTAAGGATCTATTAATGGTACAAAACATCAAACAAAATTATCTTTCACCGGTAGAGTTTCGATTTGTGATTAAGAGACTTCCGTTTGTCACATTCTTTACTCAGCGTGTATCCTTACCTGGTGTTACGATTAATCCTGTAGAACAGAGTACACCATTTAAGAATCTATATTTCACTGGTGATAAGCTATTATATGATCAATTTACTGTAGAGTTTCGTATTAATGAGAATATGGATAACTATATGGAAATCTATAACTGGATGACAGGCCTAGCATTTCCTGAAAGCTTTGAACAGTTTGCTAATCTTGACGATTCTCAGGATGGTCTTTATTCTGACGCATCATTACTTGTTATGAATAGTGGACGTAATCCAAATATTCTTTATAAGCTTAAAGACATTTTTCCGATTAATCTCAGCAACGTTGATTTAGATACAACAGCAGCTGATATTGATTATGTGCCAGCAAATGTTACATTCCAAATTGGATCATATGATATTGAGGTGCTACCTTCAAGTTGACATTTGATCTATTTTGTTATATAATTGTTTGACTGTGATATATGGAGGTAGATCATGATTCTAGAAGATATTTACGCCGAGTGGGCAAAAGATGGTGAAATTGATGAGACTAACATTTCAGGTGAGTCGACTCGCATCCCGAAGCTTCATAATAAATACTTTCAATGGTATGTTAAAGAAGGCTTGAAGCTTAAGAAGTATAAAGCAGACTATAAGAAGCTTTATAAACTTAAAACAGAATATTACAAAGGCGAGCTCGATATTGAAGAGCTCAAAGAATATGGTTGGAAACCACAACCACTTAAAATTCTACGACAAGATATTCCGACTTATCTCGAAGCAGATGAAGACATCATTAATATGAGTCTTAAGATTGGAATGCAAGAGGCAATCGTAGAATATCTCGAATCAATTATTAGACAAATCAATAATCGAAACTTTTATCTTAAAAATATTGTAGATTGGGAAAGGTTTAGAACTGGAGCATTATGAGCGATAAGGTATATATTGAGAAGGTTGATGAGGTATATGTAAGGGTTCATGCTGATCCTGGCATTAAAATGGAGATGTCAGGATACTTTGAGTTTTATGTACCTGGTTATAAGTTTATGCCTGCCTATCGCAATCGCGTATGGGATGGTAAGATACGACTTCTCAATACTATGACTGGATTAATTTATTCGGGTCTTGTTGGTTATATTGCTAAATTTTGTAAACAAAGGGATTATGAACTTGAATTAGATGGAGAATTAAAAAATGAAGAAACATATGATGACGAATATGGCTATGCTCTCGCCCGTGAATTTGACTCAGCGTTTGAACCAAGAGACTATCAAAACAGAGCAGTTGTCGAAGCCCTTCGAAAGCAACGAGGATTACTACTCAGTCCTACCGCATCAGGTAAGTCGTTTATCATCTACCTCTTATCCAGATACCATGTGGAACACCAGCGACGAGTCCTCATTATCGTACCAACGACTTCGCTCGTATCTCAAATGGCGTCAGACTTTTTAGAATATAATAAAGCTCGTAAGCTTGATATACACAAGATTCAAGGTGGTGTAGATAAAAACGTTGATGCAGACTATACTATTTCTACATGGCAATCTCTATTTAAAATGCCAAAAAGTTACTTTGAAAAGTTTGATGCTGTAATTGTAGACGAAGCGCACCTTGCAAAGGCAAAGTCTATCACAAAGATTCTTGAAAAGATGCCTGAAGCAAAGTATCGGTATGGTTTTACTGGCACGCTCGATGAATCACAGACACATGAGCTTGTTCTTACCGGTCTTTTTGGTCCAGTATATCAGGTAACTCAAACAAAAAAACTTATTGATGATAACACTCTTGCTGACTTTAAGATTAAGGCTATATCACTCCAATATCCTGACGAGATGAGGAAGATAAATAAGAGTAAGAGCTACCAAGAAGAGATTGATTGGATTGTAAAGAATGAAGCAAGAAATAAGTTTATTCGGAACTTGGCTTGGTCTCTGCCAGGTAATACTCTCATTCTTTTTCAGTTTGTCGAAAAGCATGGTAAAATACTTGAACCAATGCTTCAAAAAGACGGAAAGACCGTCCACTTTATACACGGTGGTGTTAAAGGAGATGATCGCGAAAACGTTCGTCATATTGCTGAGTCTACCAGTGATAACATTATTCTTGCTAGTTACGGGACTTTTTCTACTGGAGTTAACATTAAACGTCTTGATAATATCATTTTTGCTTCTCCTAGTAAATCCAAAATTCGTAACTTACAATCAATTGGACGAGTATTAAGAAAAGGTAACGGTAAAGACAAAGCAGTACTTTATGATATTGTTGATGATCTACAATGGAAGAGTCATAAGAACTTCGCAGTTCGACATTTCATGGAGAGGGTTAAGATATATAGTAATGAGCAGTTTGAATTCAAGATCTATAATGTCCAATTGAAAGGATAATACATGGAACTGAAGCACATCAAGTTAAGAACAGGCGAAGATCTTGTAGGTCCAGCTGAATTTATTAAAGATAATCTTGGTTATCGTGCGTTAAAAGTTACTACGCCGGTAAGCATTCATATGGATCCATCACTTGGATTTTATGCTAAGTCTTGGTTACTTCTGTCGAAGGACAACGATGTCATTCTCAATCTTGAAGATGTAATGTTCTGCAAACCTGCTTCTGATACAGCCGAAGAATACTACACTGAATTTGTACATAAATATGCTACAGAGTCTGATATCGATGATCAAGCAAATGAGCTTGAAGAATTGTTTCAAACACTACTAGAATCAAAGAGTAGTATCAAACATTAGATTATTTTCAATAGCTTAATAGCATTATACACAGTTGGCCAGAAATGTCAACTAAAAAAAGTATTGTACAATAACAATAACTTATGATATACTATACTCAATACGTATAGGTAGGAGTGATTATGGCCAAAAGAGCAAAAAAGAATTATGTCAATAACGCCGAGTTCTACGAGGCGATGGTTGAATACAAAAATGCATGTCGAGAAGCAGAGGAGAGTGGTGAAGAACTACCACGTATTCCCAATTATATTGGAGAATGTATCTATCATATTGCTAATCGACTTTCTTATAAACCAAACTTTATTAACTACACATATCGAGATGATATGATCTCAGACGGCATTGAAAATGCTGTGATGTGTGTACATAATTTTGATCCAGAAAAATCTAAGAATCCATTTGCTTACTTTACTCAAGTAATCTATTTTGCATTCATTCGTCGTATTCAAAAAGAAAAGAAGCAACTTTATGTTAAACATAAGGTTGTTGAAAATAGTGTACTTACAGGCACAGCAGTGACAGGATCAGAGACAAGTGATAATGGTGATGCTGCATTCATTGATTTGAATAACGACTATATGAATGACTTTGTAGAAAACTATGAAGCTTCTATGAATAAGAAGAAAAAAGAGAAAGAAAAGAAAAAAGAGGGTCTTGAGAACTTTTATGAGGATGATGAAAAATGAGACAACCACTACCAGTCATTATCGAAGACTTAATTGATAAAGCAACAAACAAAAGTGTTCACTACGAGCAAAGACAACACTTTGTGAAAACGCTTGATGATATTCGTAAAGCATGTCAAGAAGCAGTAAGACAATACGAGAATGAACGTAAATGAAAGTTGCAATTATTAATGATACTCACTGGGGTGCAAGAAACGACAATGCAGCCTTTACGGAGTATTTTCGAAAATTTTATGATGAAGTATTTTTCCCATACTTGATTGAAAATGATATTAAGACTGTTTTACACCTCGGCGATTTGATTGATCGCCGTAAGTTCATTAACTTTGTTACAGCAAAGGCTATGACTGATTATATGATCCAGCCTTTGTTTGACAACGGTATTGAAATGCATTTAGTTCTTGGTAATCACGATACTTACTACAAAAATACCAACAGTCTAAATGGTGTAACACAAATCTATGGTAATTCAACATATGATAATTTGTACATTTATGAGAATGATCCTGTTGAATTGCAACTCGGTTCTACAAAGATTTTGATGGTTCCTTGGATTGCTAAGGATAATTATGAGGTATGTGTAGAAGCTATTTCAAATACTGATGCACAAATTTGTATGGGCCACTTTGAAATTCAGGGTTTTGAGATGATGCGTGGCCAGCTTTGTGATCATGGCTTTGATAAAAAAGAATTTACCAAGTTTGATGCAGTATATTCTGGTCACTTTCATCATCCATCTGAGTACGATAATATTAAGTACCTTGGTGCACCATATGAAATGAATTGGTCTGACTATGATGGTAAACGTGGCTTTCATATTCTTGATACTGAAACACGAGAGCTTGAGTTTATTCCAAACCCATATAAAATGTTTCATAAAGTATTCTATGATGATACTGATGCGACTGTAGAAGATATTGCCGAACTCGAAACAGAACAGTTGACAAATACACATGTAAAGGTTATAATCAAAGCAAAGAATAACCCATACATCTTTGATCTTTTCCTTGACCGTATTCAGTCTGCTGCTCCTGCTGATGTCAAGGTAGTTGAAGATCATATGAACCTTGATGTTGTTGATGAGGATGAACTCATTGATGAAGCACAGGATACACATACGATTCTAAATCAATACATTGACAACCTTGAAACTGGTGTTGATAAGAGCAAATTAAAGAAAGCTATTTCTGATCTCTATAGTGAGGCTATGAGTATATGAGTGCATTACACTTCAAATACGTTGAATATAAAAACATTCTTTCTACAGGTAATCAATGGACTCGAATCGATCTCGATAAGAGTAAATCAACACTTGTAGTTGGTGAAAATGGTGCAGGCAAATCTACAATGCTTGATGCCATTTGTTTTGCCTTGTACGGTAAACCATTTCGTAAGATCAATAAACCACAGTTGATGAACTCTATTAATCAAAAACATCTAAAGGTAAAAGTAGCCTTTAGCTCTGGTGGTAAAAACTACGAAATCGTTCGTGGTATGAAGCCAAATCTTTTTGAGATTTGGAGAGATGGTGAACTTTTAAATCAAGATGCTGCAGCAAGGGACTATCAAGCGTATCTTGAAGACAATATCTTAAAGATGAATATGAAATCCTTTGGACAAATCGTAGTCCTTGGGTCTTCTACATTTGTGCCATTTATGCAACTTCCTGCTGGCCAACGCCGTGAAATTATCGAAGATCTTCTCGATATTCAAATTTTTACGACAATGAATGTTCTTCTTAAAGAAAAGGTATCTGATAATAAGTCCGAAATACAAGAACTCAAATATCATGTAGACCTTTTAAAAGATCGAATTCAGTCTGCAAAAGATCATAACGACTCTATTCGTACTATGAAAGAGGATGAAGTCAAAAGGATTAAAGAAAAAGTAAAAGAACATCTTGAATATATTGAGTCAGAGCAGTCAAAAATCGATGAAATCGAATCTCACATGGATGAGTTTGTAAAATCGATTCAAGACAAAGGTGATGTTAAGAAAAAGCTTTCAGAGATACAGGAAATCGACAATGAGCTCAAAACAAAATTCAATCGACTCTCAAAAGAAATCAAATTCTTCGAACAACATGACGACTGTCCAACATGTAAGCAAGGAATCGAAGTTGAATTTAAGCAAGATACAGTTGATCAACACAAAAGTGAGATTAACAAAATCAAAAATGCAAGAGAGAAACTCGCATCTAAAGCTCTAGAAAAAGAAACAAGACTTATTGAGATTAGTGAAATTGAAGATGATATATCGAAGCTACATCTTCATGCATCTGAATGTAGAGCTAATATCAAACTCACAAAGAATACTTTGGGCGGTATTAAAAAGGAATTGATGGAGGCTGAGAAGGAAGTCGAAGCAGTAGATACATCAAAGATCCAACAGCTCGAAAAAGATCTTGTAGCATATCAAACAAAACAAGAACAGCTTTTAAATGATAAGGAAATTCTAAGTGTTCTTGGATCTATGCTCAAAGATGGTGGCATTAAAACTCGTATCATTAAGCAATATGTTCCGGTGATGAACAAACTGATCAATAAATATTTAGCGTCTATGGATTTCTTTGTAGACTTTCAACTTGATGAGGGATTTAATGAAACAATTAAGAGCCGCTTTCGTGATGCTTTTTCTTATGCTTCGTTCTCCGAAGGTGAGAAGCTTCGCATCGATCTCGCGCTACTTTTTACCTGGCGCGCAGTCTCGAAACTCAGAAACTCGGTAAGTACTAACCTTTTAATTATGGACGAGATTATGGACTCGTCTCTAGATAATGCTGGCACTGAAGAGTTTTTGAAGATCATTAACGAGCTCACAGCAGATAGTAACATTTTTATTATTAGTCATAAAGGTGACCAGCTTTATGACAAGTTCGAGAATGTTATTAAATTTAAGAAAGTGAAAAACTTTAGTATGATGGAGGTATAATGAAAGTAGGATTTACGTGTAGCACATTTGATCTACTTCACGCAGGCCATATAAGTATGCTTAGAGAATCAAAGCAACAATGTGACTATCTTATTGCTGGTCTTCAGGTTGATCCTTCAATTGATCGTCCTGAAAAGAACGCACCAGTTCAAACATTGGTCGAGAGGTATACACAGCTCGCCGCAGTAAAGTATGTTGATGAGATTATTTGTTATGTAACTGAAGAAGATTTAGTTGACATTCTTCAAATGTATGATATAAATGTAAGGATACTCGGTGTAGAGTATAAAGACAAAGATTTTACTGGCAAAGATGTATGTCGTAAACGTGGCATTCAACTTTACTTCAACAAACGTGATCATCGCTTTTCAAGCAGTGGTCTTCGTAAATTAGTTCATGAAAGGGAAAATGAAAAATGAGTAATGACTGGGCTCAAGATATTAATGAAATGCACCAAAAGTTTGGTGTACATGAATGGTTCGAAAAGAACAAAGACAATAAAGAGTTGATGCGTAAGTATTTGAGCTTCCGTATTACTATGATGTATGAAGAACTTGGTGAGATTATCTCAGCAGCAAACGTGCAACAAAACTCTGAAGAAGTAGTAGACGGTCTTATCGATATTTGTGTCTTTGCTATTGGTACACTTGATGTGATGGGTGTTGATGCTCATAAAGCATGGGATGAAATTCTTCGGGCTAATATGAGTAAAGATGTTGGTGTTAAACCTGGCCGTCCAAACCCTTGGGGTATGCCTGATATGATTAAGCCTTCTGGATGGCAGCCACCTCGTCATGATGATAATCATGGTGATCTACCAAAAATTTTAGAATAAAAACAAAAAAAGTAGTTGACATTCTCCATTGCTTGTGTTAGATTAATAATATAAGCAATGGAGACTATATCATGACTCAGTACACCTTCGACGAAAACATCGTTTCTGATCTTCATAAAGATGCTCGTGGTTGCCGTCCTAGCCAAGGCTGGATGGAGTTTTGGAATGAGATTTCCGATGATAGTAAACAAAAGGTTTGGGACAATCTCATCGAAGAACTTAATGAGACAATGGATCGTGAGCGTAAAGCTCAAGCCGAAGCTCTTCTTAATTTGCAAGCCCGAATTTGTGAAACCCGTTCTCTTGGTGCTACGAGCGATAAAGAAGCTTTGAAGTGGATTATTGAAGCCGAAGAGTTTGACGAAACTGATCTTCAGTACGGTGCAGACTATTTTTGCTTTCACTTTGGTCTTAGCTATTCAGATAAAAATCTTTTTCCTATTCAGGAAGCAATTAATGAAATGTTGGCATTAGTTGAATAAAGGGGTTGACATTGTCTTCCCCTTTGTCTATAATAAGAATGTAACAACGGAGACTACATCATGACACAACGCACTGACGCTTATTACTTCACTGTTGACATGAAAGACGGCCATCCTATTGGTGAAGGCGCTACTGCAGTTCGCGTACTTCGTACATATGTTAAAATGTGCAATGAAAAATACGGCGAAACAAACTACGTTAAGTTGCAAGGTCGTGGCCACCGTATGGGTAATCGCCGGTACAATCAGTCGCTTCCTTTGAAATATGCTACTACTGCTGACGTTTATGTTTACAATCGTCGCTAAGGAAAAATACAATGGCTTCTATTAATCGCAAAGATTATGAAGGTGTGGTACGCTGGGTAATAAATCAAAAAGAACATCTTCATGACGAAAGTCATAAGCTTATCACAATTAACTCTTTGCGCAATCTTATTTTTGATTTAAAGACCATATGGACTGGTTATGCATCAAAGGCCGCCATTAAAAAGCATAACGGTCGTATAAGTAATATGACACCAGAACACTATAATCCTCGACAGCGTATGGCAGAAAAAATTGTTGAGGCTGTAATTGAAAATCGATCCTTTGACACTATTTTAGAATTATTACTTGACGCTTGTAAAATTCATTATGTAACTAATGAAGAAAACAAAAAGCTTATTCCGCTCCAGCGTGCAGATAATTATGTTATGGAAGATGCATACAGTATATGCAAAATTGAACTTGTTCCTCATACACCAAAGCGTGGCCGCAAAGCTAATTGTGTACAATTCAGAGATATAGTATATAATAGTCCAAAAGAAGCCGCAAAAGCTTTAAATGTAACAACACAAACTATTCGCAATTATTGCAAAAATGAAAACAATATAGAGTGGAATTATGTCTCTTAACACAATTAAAATTACATCTATAGGAGCAACGTATGATTTCTAATCTTACATATGATGATATTAAAGAACGGATCGGCGAGCTTGGTGAATGTGTAGTAGCCGAGAAATTTCCATATGCAGTGAGAAGTACATATAAGTATGACTCAGAAAAAGATGGTATGATCGGTCCTCATAAATATGAGGTAAAAACCACTACATTCATAGCTAAAACACAAAGCCTTTGGATGGAAGAAAGTCAATGGCTTAAGCTTGATAATGTTGATTATATTTTCTTCATTGCTGTGCCTCATAAAAAATATGATTATTTTCGCAAAGAGAAAGTATGTCAACTCTTTATGTGTATTGATAATCGATATCGCATTTTAAATTTTAAAAATAAACAAGTGAGAAGCTATGAACTAAGACATCTCACTCCAATTTGTGATGTTGATAAAATAATATCCAATGAAATCATTAGTCTCACTAACCAAATAACGAAAGGATAATTATGTCTGAACAAGAAGATCGCTATGCAATTGAAGTACTTTACGACTGTGCAGATTTGATGCGTCGTAAAGGTGCTGCATATAATCGTATCCCACAAGCAGAGTATTACCCGAATGGTCTACAAGACATTTGGGTTATGATGCATCAAAAGATGACTCGTATGCGCTCTTTGCTTGCTGAACCCGGTGAAAATGACTTTGAGTCTCTTGAAGACTCTGCTCGTGATCTCATCAACTATGCAGCATTCTTTTGTGAGTTTGCCGAAGGCAGAATGGATGGCCAAGAATGATGAGAGTAAGCGATATTCGTAAAGAGTTTATTCGCAAGCTTTGTAACAATGAATATGTTACAGACAAAACCGGTGTGAATACACTTGAAATTATGGGTGGTACCTTCATTGCAGATGAACCAGCAATCTTTGGTAAAGTAAACTGGGACTATGTAGAACGTGAAATCGCATGGTATGAGTCTTGCTCTTTGAATGTATATGATATGCCAGGTGGTGTGAAACAAGAAACTAATCCACCACAGATTTGGATGACCGTTGCTGATAAAGATGGCTTTATTAACTCTAACTACGGTTGGTGTATTTTTTCACCTGAAAATGGTAATCAATATTCAAAGTGCGTCGAAGCACTCAAAAATGATCCAGATACTCGTCGTGCTATCATGATCTATACTCGTCCTGAAATGCAGGTTGATTATAATAAGAATGGTCGATCTGACTTTATGTGTACTAACACTGTACAGTATCTCCAGCGTGATGGGCAAGTCAATGCTATCGTTCAAATGCGCAGCAATGATGCAATTTTTGGTTACAAAAACGATCGAGCATGGCAGGATTATGTTCTCGGTATGGTAGCAGATGAGACTGGATATCAAAAGGGTGATATTTACTGGAGTGCAGGATCACTCCACGTGTATGAAAGGCACTTTCATCTTGTCAAATAAATGGGATATTCGTTATCTTGGACTGGCTCGAGAAGTATCGAGCTGGTCTAAAGATCCTTCTTCGAAGATTGGTGCAGTGGCAATTGGAAATAAAGGTCAAGTTCTTTCCCAAGGCTATAATGGATTTCCGCGTGGTATTATTGATCGGCAAGTAAGGTACGAATATAAAGAGAAAAAATATAAATTAATTGTTCACGCCGAAATGAATGCAATATATAATGCTACATATAACGGTGTTTCTCTCGATGGCTCTACCCTTTATATTTGGGGTCTTCCTTGTTGCTCTGAATGTGCAAAGGGTGTAATTCAAGTTGGTATCAGGCGAGTAGTCATGCCAAAGAAAAACTATCCTGAACAGTGGGCTGAGTCATTTAAATTGTCTAAAACCATGTTTCTTGAAGCTGGAGTTGAATATGAATTTATTGATTGTGGGGATCAACCCATCTCAGGGTAATCCCAAGCGAGTAAGTGGAACAATCAAACGTCTAAATCGATGGGTAGATTATTTTAATGCTCAACACTTTTCATTCACAAATATTATTCATACACCAGGTCCATACAAGTCTGATATGATAGACTACAACATTTTAAATTCTTTCACCGAGGGTTATGACAAAGTAATAGCTCTCGGTGGCTTCGTTTCAAAAACACTAAATACAGCTGGGATCGAGCATTTTATGATGCCACACCCATCTCCGCTGAATAGACAGCTGAATGATAAGGAATTTGAAATGAACAAATTAAAGGAATGTAAAGAATGGCTAAAATCCTCATAACAGGTGCATGTGGTTATATTGGCTCTCATATTGTAAAGGCTGCATATGAAGCTGGTCATAATGTTCATGGCCTAGATATTGAACACTCTAAAAACAGCATCTACAAATATATCACAAAATTCTATAATATTGATATCCGTAAAAAAGATGAAATCTTTTGGATAGATCAGTATTATGATGTGGTAATCCATTGTGCAGCTCTTATCTCTGTTGCTGAATCTGTTGAGAAACCAAATAGCTATTATGAGACGAACGTACAAGGAACAATCAATCTCCTGCAAAATGTAAAATATGGTCACTTCGTTTTTGCTTCTACTGGTGGTGCATTTGATCCAATCTCTCCGTATGCCAAGTCGAAAATTATTGCCGAAGAAGCAGTAAAGCAAATTGCAAATGACTATACAATCTTTCGTTTCTTTAACGTAGCAGGGAACAACGGAGAGTTTAGACAAATTTGTGATCCTTCACATTTAATGCATATTGCTGCTCTCACTGCTGCTGGTCAAAGAGACTCTATAACAATCTTCGGTGATGACTACGATACTCCTGATGGAACCTGCATTCGTGATTATGTCCATGTGGTTGATCTTGCTGAGTCACTTTTAAGTTGTATAAATACTCCGTCCAACACACCATACGAGTGCATTGGATCAGGTGCAGGATATTCTAACCTTGAGGTTGTAAATACAATGAAGCGAGTAACTGGAATTGACTTTGATGTGAACTTTGGTGAAAGAAGGTCAGGCGATCCTGCAAAGTTAGTAGTTGACAATTTAAGCAAATATGTTAGTATTAATCATACGTTAGGCGATATGTGTCGCAGCGCATATTCTATGGAGAAAAAATGAGTAAACGAATTCTAATTACTGGTATTAACCAAGCACAAACACAACGCGACTTTTATCTTCGTCAGCAACTTCAGGTTGTTCCGAGTCATTATGGTCTTATTCGATGTCTTGAAGATATGGGCTGGGAAGTAGATCAACGTCCTGTAACAATTGGCGAAGACCTTTCTGGTTATGATGAAGTCATTGTATACATTCATAACCTTCAATCATTTGCAGCTCGTATTTGGTCTGGTCTTTGGACTATTGCTCAGCGTCCTGACTGTATTCTTGCATTTGACGACTGGCAATTCAAAGGCATGATTGATAGTATTGTTAAGTACAAAGAGTCTATTATTGAAGACAACAAGCCTTTTCGTAAGTATCTTTTTGACCATTACGGCGGATCTGAAAGCGAAGAGACTATTAAAGCACATGCACAAGACTATATTGATGGATGTACTATTGTAGAAAATCGAAACAATCGTCTTCTTGTTTCTGCATTTGCTGGTGGTGATCTCGATCTTATGGATCTTGGCTGGCAAAAGGATAAACTCTTTACCTTTAATCCAAACCCATATCATTTGAATCGTAGACCTGATAACAACTTTGAAGATGGTACTGTAAAGCTTTTCACTGAGACTGTATCTCCTGAAGAAAAACAGCGTAAGTGGAACTTTGCATCACTTCTCCATCGCCGTACTCGTCGTTGGTTGAAAGATCAGAATGATGATTGGAAATGGGAGATTGATTACTTCGGCCAAAAGAATGCTGGCAAAAATGATGACTACAAAAGCGAGCGTCTTAAAGAATATGACATGTGTCGTGTTTATGAAAAGCAATGGGGTTGCTTGATGCCTGGCTACCACCACGCTGGTTCTGGTTGGTGGAGAGCTCGTCCACTTCAGGTTGCAGATGTTGGTTCTATTCTTATTTGTGATGACGCTGAAGGTAAGGTATATGGTGATGCATATGTTGGTCTTACTGCCGCACAAGTAGAAGAAATGACACTTGAACAACTCATTCAAACAGCAAAAGATCAGCATGATTGCTTGTATGATAATCATCCTCTTGATAAGAATGTGACACAAAAAGAATTGGAGGCTATTCTCAATGCCAGAAAATGATATTCTCGTAATAGGCGCTGGATTTTCTGGCGCCACAATTGCTCGTATGCTCGCTGACAATGGAAGAAATGTGCATGTGATTGATCGTCGTGATCATGTTGCTGGTAATGCATATGACTATCTAGATGAAAACGGTATTCGAATTCACCAGTATGGCCCTCATCTTTTTCATACAAATAACCAGGAGGTAGTTGACTTTCTTTCTCGTTTTACTGCGTGGCTTCCTTATAAGCATAAAGTAAAGGCTCAGCTTAAAGATGGCCGTTATGTCACTTTGCCTGTAAATCGCGAAACTAAAGAGATCGTTGGTGAAGAGAATGTTCTCGATATTTTCTTTAGGCCATACACTAAAAAAATGTGGGGTATGAGTCTTGACGAACTCAATCCTGATATTGTAAATCGAGTTCCTATTCGCGATGATGACAACGAGTATTATTTTCCGAATGATAACTTTCAAGCAATGCCATTTGGTGGATATACGCACCTTGTAGAGAATATGCTCGATCATCCGAATATTAAAGTGATGCTCGAGGTTCAATTCAAAAAGGATATGGAATCCCATTATAACCACGTATTCAACTCAATGCCAATTGATGTGTATCATGGTAAAAAGTATGGTGAACTGCCATACCGTTCTATTCGATTCCATAATGTGACGCTGCCAATGGCTAAAGTACTACCAACTACTACTGTTAACTTCACTCATACCGGTCCTTATACAAGAGTTACTGAATGGAAAAATATTCCAGGACATGGCATTAACGAAAAAATGACTGTTCTTACATACGAAGAGCCATGCGATTACCGCGATAATGATATGGAACGTTATTATCCAGTGAAAGATAAAGATGGTGTAAATCGTGATCTTTATGCTAAGTATCGTTCTATTCCTACTGAGAATACTACTTTCATTGGAAGATGTGGTCTTTATGCTTATTTGGATATGGACATGGCTATTAACTCGGCAATGAAAACAGCACTAAGGTTTATGACATGAATCATGCAGCCATCGTTCCCTTAATCGGTGGTCTTGTTTTAGGACAGCAAAAAGCTTTTGGTAGTAAGCCTGAGTATTTGCTGTCCTATTCAGATTTTCAAGACAATGATCAACATCTTGTAGAATATTATGGAGACGTTCCGTATTATCAATTAGGTAAAGGTGTTCCGGATTTGGGTTATGTTGATGTTATTTGCTCGACATGCCCATGTGCAGGTCTTTCTCGTCTATCAAAAGATGCTGGTTCTGACAACATTACTAATGACTGGCTTATCAAGACTACAGCTTATGTTCTTAAATCATTGAAGCCACGTGTGTTATGGGGTGAGAATGCTCCAGGACTTGCCGGTAAAATGGGAGAACCAATCCTAAATGAAATGAAGCGTATTGGTTCTGAACATGGTTATACGATGTCTGTGTATAGAACCAAAAGTGAATTACATGGCAATCCACAAATTCGTGAAAGAGCATTTTACTTCTTTTGGAAAGATAGTAAGACACCACTTCTTTCTTATTACAAAACACCTTATATACCGATTGAGGAATTAATTTCAAATATTTCCTCAAATTCAATGAGAAAGTTGATAAATAAAAATGTACCATCTCGTGACGATCCCTACTATAGGTACATTCTCGAAAATATTCACGAGGGCATTTCTCATAGGGAATTCTCAGAGATGGTACCACCTCGTTCAGCTCGTAATTCTGATGCGTTGGCTTATATTGAACAGCATCGTAATTACCTTGAAGTAGCTGAATGGATGAAAGAAAAAGGTTATAATGAAGAAGTTGAACGCTGTGAACGTCGATATGAAAAACTTAAAGCAGGAAATGAAATAACAAGAAGACACACCATTGTTCCAAAGGACAAGATTGGTGCATTTGTGGGAAGGTATCCCTTTATGCTTACACATCCTACAGAAGATCGTTATATTGATTTCCGAGAGGCTCTTACAATTATGGGTATGCCTGATGATTTTGAGCTTGTAAAAGCAAACACTACAACAGTGAATCATATTTGTCAAAACGTTCCAGTCCAAACAGCCACTGATATGGCCACAGAGGTGAAAAAATATTTGAATAATGAGTTAGTAATGGTTGACACTGACTTTATAATGCAGTATAATGGTAATCAAACTGCTGAATATAATGAACGTAGTAATACATTGGAAGGATTTTTTTCTTGAAACAAGTGGAGAGATAATGAAAGACTATATTGATTATAAATTCAATGAAGATATTTACATTGATGAACTTCGAGACTATATTGATAAAACTTACGATCAACATTACGCAACAGGTAAAATTCAATCAACCGAAGTGATTATTGACCGGGGCCATGGGACTGGTTTTTGTATGGGTAATGTCGATAAGTATTCAAATAGATATGGTAAAAAGGGTGGTCCAGCAGAAGCACGTAAAGATTTGATGAAAGTATTGCATTATGCTATACTGCAGCTTTATGTACATGATATGGAGAATAATGTATAATGAAAATTGAATTAAATGTAGAAGAGCTACGAAAAAAGAAGCTCTTTATTGCTACACCAATGTACGGCGGACAATGTGCCGGCATGTATACCAAAGCAACAAATGATCTTGCGATGGTCTGTGCTCAGCATGGTATTGAAGTACGATTCTATTATCTTTTTAATGAGAGTCTAATTACTCGCGCTCGTAACTATTGTGTTGATGAATTCCTTCGTTCGGGTTTTACACACTTGATGTTTATCGATTCTGATATTGGTTTTAACTACAAAGATGTCCTTGCGCTTCTTCATCTTTGTGATGAGGAAAATGATTATGACGTTATTACTGGTCCTTATCCTAAGAAGACGATTGCTTGGGAAAAGGTAAAGGCTGCAGCTAATCAAGGCTATGGTGAAGATAATCCTTTTCAGCTCGAACATTTTGTTGGCGACTTTGTCTTTAATCCTGCAAAAAACATTAAGTCGTTTAAGCTTGATGAACCTGTAGAAATCCGTGAAGGCGGTACTGGGTTTATGATGATCAAGCGTTCGGTGTTTGATAAGTATGCTAAAGCATTCCCCGAATTAAGCTATAAGCCAGATCATGCTCGTACTGAACACTTTGACGGTACACGAGAAATCACTGCATTCTTTGATACTATTATTGATCCAGAAACTCGTCGCTACCTATCTGAAGACTATATGTTTTCTTACAATGTTCGTAAGATTGGGCTTAAAGTTTGGATGTGCCCTTGGATGCAATTGAAGCATGTTGGTAACTATACATTTGGTGGATCAATGAGTGCTATGGCTGCAATTAAAGCATCTCCTACCGCATCGAAAGAGTCAAACAAAAAACACTAT